TCGATGTCGCTGTGAACAAAATCTCGGAAGAGCTGCGCCCCCAAGCATGGTCAGAGCGTATCGAAACGGCGCGAAAATGGATCGCTGCAAACCACGCAGAACTTTACTGTATACTTCCTGCCATTGGCGAAAGCGCTCGGCGCGAATTGATCTCTAATGACGAGACGCTTGGTTTCAGATCCTTCTATGAAAAGCTCTACGCTGAACCAGATGGCGACAACCTGCTGATGTGCGGACCGGGGTTTTACACGGTCGGATTCACACCCGAAGCTCTCCAAGCCTGCCACACCGTGATTGAGCAAGTACAAAAAAGCGGATCAAGGTGGGATGAGGACAATACCAAGCACCTGCTGACGATTCTTTCATTTGCAGCGATGCAGACGCGAGACATTCCGCTGGCAGAGGCGGTATCAGACTTTTGCGTCGAGAAAGCCCGGGAACTGTCCGATGATGGTTTCACGCTTGAGATCGTGTGCCGCTTGTTAGAGTGCGCAAGCGCCAATTCAAATCATGCTGAAGCAATGGAAGCGCTTGCACTTCGTCTCGAAGCCGTGGCTTTTTTGACCCCTCGTTCGACCCTCTTTGATTTGTACGATACTTTGCGCCGCCTTCAGGTTTTGGATGCGACCTTATCATGTAGACTGGGCCGAGCCATTGCGGCGGCACGCCTTGGACGCAAGCGCGCTGACTTTTGACCGTCCAATGCCCAGAGGAGACTGACCTGCGGTGCCCATTAAATTGGATAACCTGCGAGTACGACGATCAAGGGATGGTTAAAGAAGAGGCGGCGTAGCGAATGAGGCGGCGCTCGGTTTCAAATTGCGCCCGTGACAGTTCTTGAATCCTTGCGATTGAGGCGGATTGTCGGAGGCGTGCGACCCGATTTGTTCCGTGTCGCCAGGTCGCGCCGGGAGCGTCGGTTCGGTGGCTGATAGACTTTCTCACAGGCTTATCAGTTCGGCCGGGGCGAATATTCCATAACGTTCGATGGACGAACTCTACACTACACTACACTACCCGAGCTGCCGGCGCTGTTCTTGCCATGACAATGGCAGCAGCTTTGGGATTCCCTTCAGCTCGATGTTCGGTCCGCCCTCCAGGGCCGTCCTCGTCAATTCCGGCGCAAGAAACGCCAGCCGCAATCCCTGCCGTATTACCTTCGGATGGAGATCGGCAGCCGCAGCCAACTCTTCAATCGAGCTATAGCGTGAGGTCGACAGATCGCCGAGCCACGCATGAGCCCGGACGATCGACTTCACGAGCTTCTGGTCGGGGTTCGTCTCGGATTGTGCGAGTCGAATTTGGGTCTCTCCCCTCGCCTTGGGTATCCAGGGGATCTCAATCGAGCCTCGTTTCCCTTGGTCACGTTTCAGCGTGATCTTGATCCTGCCCGCTCGTACGGAGATCCGTTCGATATGCTCTAGCATTTCTTCTCGCGGCGCTTCGAGCTTTTCACGGAGCGCAGTCTGCACGATGGCTTCAATCTCGGGCGCTGAGATCCTAGTGATTGAGCCTGCCTTGTGCTTCCGCCCACGTAGGGCCGTACTGACGTAGAAGCGATAGCGCACACCGTTCTTGCTCGAAAAGGTAGGGCCCATGCGGTTGCCCTTATCATCGTAGAGCTTGCCTTGGAGCAGGGCGCCACCTTCTGAATATTTGGTCTTGCACTTCACGGTATTGAATTTGAGTAGCGCCTGCACGCGATCAAAGGTCTGCCGATCGACGATCGCCTCCTGCTCGCCTTTGAACCATCTGCCGCCGTGCTGCATCTCGCCGAGATAGATCCGGTTTTTCAGGAAGTAGGCGAGGGGGCCGTAAGTGAAGGGAATGCCGCCCTGATATTTCTTGACCTTGGTATCGCGCCGCTTTGTAACGATGCCGCGCTGGTCGAGATCGGCCACCAGCCGGCTGAACGATTTCAGTTCGAGATAGCGGTTGAAGATCGTGCGGACAGTTTCGGCCTCGGCTTTGTTCACGACCAACTTCTTGTCCTTAGCGTCGTAGCCGAGCGGAACGGTCCCACCGGTCCATTTGCCCTTCTTTCTGGATGCCGCGACCTTGTCCCTCACCCGTTCGGAAGCAAGCTCTCGTTCGAACTGGGCAAAGGACAAGAGCACATTCAGCGTGAGCCGGCCCATCGACGTGGTGGTGTTGAACTGTTGGGTGACCGCCACAAAGGAGATCGATCGGGCATCGAACGTTTCAACTAGTTTTGCAAAGTCGGCGAGCGATCGCGTGAGACGGTCGATCTTGTAGACGACCACCACGTCGATCCTGCCGGCTTCGATATCGCGCAGAAGCCTTTTCAGGGCAGGGCGGTCGAGGTTACCGCCGGAATATGCAGGGTCGTCATAGTTCTGGGGCAATACCTTCCAACCCTGCGAGGCCTGGCTTTTAATGTAGGCCTCGCAGGCCTCCCGCTGGGCGTCCAGAGAGTTGAACTCCTGCTCAAGACCGTGCTCGGTCGATTTGCGGGTATAGATGGCGCAACGCAGGATCTTTCGGTTGTCACCCGGCATTGGCTTTAGACTCCCCCTCTGATTTGCTTGAGGACGATCGAAGCCCGAAGAACCGTGGTCCGTTCCATTTGGTGCCGGTGATCTCGAAGGCGATTTCGGAGAGGCTGGAGAACGTGCGCCCCTTCCAGGCAAACCCCTTGTCCATCACCACGACCCGGTACGTCCTCCCATTCCACATTCGCACCAGCTCGGAGCCCGGTTTGATCCGGCGAGGCAGTTCTAGCCGACCGTTCGGTTTAGCCTGGGCAGCTTTCACGAGTTGATCGAGTAGCCGCTGATGCTCCCGGGAGAGACCCCCATAGGCCCTCTCCTGAATCCTGTGTGCGATGCTGCGTCGCAGTAGGTCCGGGCCAAATGCCTTTGGCGGCTCGGTCCGGAACAGCTCTCGATAGCGGTAGCGTAGATCTACGATGGGCATTTTGGGCAGCCGCTCCAGTTTGGCTTCGACCTCTGGATCGGCCGCCTGGCCATTTGCGGCCGGACGAGACCCAGTCATGAGGTGGCACCAGGCTTGACGATCCGGTAGACGCGCTCGTCACCCACCTTTCCGGAAGCAAGCTTCAGCCTGAGCTTCTTCTTGACGACGCCGGCAAAGAAGCCGCGTACCGAATGCTGCTGCCAGCCGGTGGCCTCCATGATGGCGACAATCGTTGTACCCTTTGCCTGCCGCAGCATCGCAAGCACGGTGTCCTGTTTGGAGGATGGGCCGCTGCTATGCGGAGCTGAGGCAGCCTCCCGGGTGGCCTTCGACTTCTGTCCCTTAGCCCCAGTTGGCCGTCGCGGCGAAGCTGCCGTTTTGCGGCGCGCCGGCTTTGCGAGGTTCTTGGATTTCGATTTATTGGTGGCCATCTGGCCCTCCGTTCTGTCAACGACAGCATCATGTGCTGCCACTGGCACGAGCCCCGCAATCAAGCGGGGCAATAGGAGAATGGACGGTCACCGAGCGGTGAGGACCTTAGGTCATTACACACGCTCCTTTCGGCGCAGAAGTCGAGCGGAATGTGGAGCAATTTACTGGCTATTTTTGCGCGCTGAGGATCATGAATTGATCCGTGTCCAGCTCTAGGAACGGGAAAGACCCGGCTGCCGAAGCAACTTTTGCGGTCAGCATCCTTGGGCCCCAATATCCCAGCTTCAACGCGATAAAAACGAATGCGAAAGGTGGGTCAAAACGCACAGCTCAAAAATTGGGAGGAATATCAAACGAAGGGCGAGGCGAGGAAAAGACAATCGGGGACGCAAATGAAATGTGGTGGTACTGACGGCGCTGCTTGATCCAAGACAGCGCTTGCGAAACGGAGTCGACCTGATCGTCGTGTTTCACATTCGGAAAGCCCAGAAGTTCAGCTTTCAAGCTGCTTAGCCACGGTGCGCTCTTCGGGAAAAACACCGAACCTGCTTCGAACTGAGCCGAGACTTTGGCGACGCGTGTCTGCTTGTCGCCCTCGGGGTTTATGCCAATAACTGAAATATTGTCCGCCCGCAGGTCCTGGATCAGGCTGGTTCCGGAACCCTTGTCTTCGGTAAGTAGAATCGCGGGTGAGTATTTTTCGCGGAGCCGGCCGATGGCGCGTCTGAGGTCGGGATAATCGACGCGCTCGCGCCAGAGATCGAGGAGGTAGCAGTTCTCGCCGCGTGCTAGCCAGATCGTCGCCACCGAAAAGTCAGCGGACGGAGAACCCTTCATTGCGGTGTCAACGCTGATAGCCAAAAGGTCGTCGTAGACTTGCGTCGGAGCGATGTCATAATGCTTGAACCACTCTGCCTTGATCAGATTGCCGGCGAGGGGGATTGGCTCCTGCTGATATTGCGCGGAAAAGAACAGCTCCCCCATGCTATGTCGTAAGCGATCGAGATCCTCTCGAGAGTCTCGGCGGGGATCGATTACGCTGCCAGCTAATCGTTCGTGAAAGCGCCCCGGGCCGACTGTCACGCACTCGTCCTGTTCCGCGATCGCCGCGATCTTAAGGTGCTCCCATCCTCCCTTGGCGAGCAAGCGGCCCGCAAGGTCATCTTCATGTAGCCGCTGCATGACGATCACGACTGCTCCTTCGGATTTGGAATCGAGACGCGAGAGCAGGGTGGTATCGAACCATTGTCCAGCGCTGTTGCGCTGTGCCTCCGAAAGGGCCTCTTCAGGCTTTTGTGGGTCATCCAGCACGATCAGATCTGCACCACGTCCGGTGAGTGTTCCGCCGAGCGAGGTGGCGAAACGAAAACCTCGTGCGGTTGTCATGGTTTCGAATTGGGTGTCCTTTTCACGGCTGACCACAGTTTTCGGAAAAACACGGCAATACCACTCCGAAGTGATGACAGCACGGAAATCGATCGCATGTTTGATCGCGAGCTCGTTGGAATAACTAACACAAATGATCCGCTTGGTCGGGTCTCGCCCCAGCAGGAACGCTGGTAGCGCCACTGAGAAAATGATAGACTTGAGATGGCGAGGTGGCACTGTCGCTATGAGTCGATGAGTCTTCCCTGCAATGAGGAGCTCGGCCGCATAAGTCATTGCATCGATATGCCAATTCGGAAGAAATATGTCCCCAGGAGAAACGGTCTCGAACAGCTTCCTTACGAACGCCGAAAAGTCTTGACCGAGTATCGTTTCGAAATATCGTCGACGAGCCACCGGGCTCAGCATCAGCACGAGATCTTCGGTCGCGACTTCGTCAAGTGACATGATCGCTTCTATTTGTCCTGTCGGGAGCGGGCGACCAGCGCGTTCAAAATGCGCTCGTCCTCTTTGCTGAGAGCAACATCGCTGGCGTTGCCGGCGGGATCCTCAAGGAACCCCAGCTGCAGAGCCATCTTGATAACCGCCAGCGCGGCTCTATCACTTCCTCGAAGCGCACTCTGGACTTGCCTCAGCACCACGCCCTCCAGCCGGCTGACTCGTCTGCTTTTGTCGCCCTCTTGAATGGCGATGCTTGCCGTCATGGCCTCCCTGATAAGCGTCTTCAGGTTTTTGCAGCCCCTCGGTCTGCCCTTCGGGTTGCCGGACGTGCCTGGTTTGAATCGGGTCGCGACGGGCGGTCGTCCATAACCGACCATGGCCTTCTGGGAATCCACGCTGCGCCGCGACTTACCGGCGTTTCCGTTCTTAGCGATCATGTCGAGCCTCGCAGTCCTTCCGGTGCAGCTCTTCGCTCTCGCGGTCCGCGAACGAAGCTCCGCTATCGACATGAGTTGCGGATTGTCCCGTGCGAGCTTGCCATCGGCGGATGGCCAGATCGCAATACCGGGGATCAATTTCTATAGCTCGTGCCACGCGTCCTGTCCTCTCGGCAGCCAGAAGGATCGTTCCGCTACCGCAGAAGGGGTCGAGAACGAGATCGCCCCGACGCGAACAGTCCCGAATCGCATCAGCAATCAGGCCGATCGGTTTCGGCGTAGGGTGATGTCCTTGCTCGTTGGTGGCGTTAGCGGCCGATGTGGGGTATTCCCAGACGTTGGTGCGCGTGCGGCCATGCTGTCCGAGCTCAAAATTGTTGACGTGCTTGCCGCGGCTGCACTTCCAGACAAACACCAGTTCGTGGCGCGAGCGATAGAAACTGCCCAATCGGCCATTCGGTTTGACCCAAACGCAAACGTTCTTCAGCTCGATGAAATTCTTCTGACCGGCAAGGAGCATCTCCGGCATGTGCCTCCAGTCCATGAACGCGGCGCAGATTGCACCCTGCGTCGTGTGATGCCGTATCTGCCGAAAGACGTCACCGAGAAAGGTGGTGAATTCCGGCGAGGCCATTTCGCTGGAGCCAAAGGCGAACTCTCG